AGAATCTATCTATAGATCCACTTATTGTATTTTTCCAATTTAGAAAGATTGACATTATCTTAAACTTCTATATTTATTAAAATTGTACCTGCGGCTGCATAACTGTCTGCAGGTATTTCTAAGTTGCCGAAAGTATTTGGAACGACAGTCTGATCGGTACTTTTGAAATAGGGGAAAGGTAAAAGTACATCATCTACTCCAGATACATTCAACACTACTCTGGCTACATCCGCCTGCTGTACTTCTTCTCCTATAGTAATCTCAGAGAAAAATTCCGCTATAGCATCTTGCACGTCTAAAGATACAGAAGTACTATCAAATCCAGAAGACACTCTTATGTTTAATGTTACATCAATAGGTATTTCTACAGCTTCTTTAATAAGTATATTCATATTCTCAACATCTTTAGTAGTCTTAGTAAATATATCTTGTAAAGTAGTTACTAAAGAATTATAAGAATAGGTAACAAAAACCGAAACGCTATCATCCGGTAACGCTGTATTCCATACAATTTTATCCTGGGCATAAATAGATCCTGCATTTGCTGCTGTATCTTTTACAATCACTGAGGCCGGAGGAGTTACTGATCCGGAGGCTCCATATATAATAGTTTGTGTTCCGTCGTCGAGTACTGGCTGTTTACTTAAGACTAATTCAGTAATATTATCTCCAGGTACTATTTCCACTACATCGATGTTCTGTTGACTAACTGACCCTTTTATATAAATATCTACAGCTCCTAATACTTCTCTTTCAGAGTCACTACCGCTTGTTAATACAGCATCTAAAACATTATCATTAGATAACACTTCACTCAATAGTCCGTCTGTTGTACCTAATACGCTGCCTCTCCATAATAAAGCTAATCTTCGACGGTACTCATCTAAGGTCTCTGAATCTTTACCCCCAGCAGTAGGAGAAGCATTATAACATCCAGTTATACCTGTTACTGGACTTATAATTGTATTTATGTTTTCAGTACCTACTACCCCTGTCTTTCCTGCGGTAACGGCTTCTATTTCAGTACTTATTTCATATTTACCGGTGTCTGAATTTAGATAGGTACTTGCTAAAGAAGCAAACATATTTACAGTTCTTATAGTACGAAATCTTACCGGAGTTACTCCTGTTGTGGGCCTTGTACTAATTATAGTTCCTGCAGCAATAGCTATATCTGAAGTTGGAGCATTATCAGAGTAGAAAATTATATTACCGGTAGCCGGTATCGCAGATTTCCTTATAGCATTTAAGTTAAGCCCCCACATATCTAAACCATCTTCAGAAGCGGTATCAATATATTGATCTAGTGATACCCTCTCATTTTGATCATACATCTTTGCAAGCTCTTTACTGGGGGCAACAATATTTATGTCAGATATCATAGACCCCTCAGACACGTCTGCAGTCGGGTAAAGAGGAGTAATATAGTCCTTCATAGATTGTATAATATCTGCTAGCGTCTTTTTCATCTTCTTATTACCTCTTCAGTGTTTGAGTAACCTGTATAGAATTTCCTGCTTCTGTAGTAACTACTAATGTAGCAATTATACTCCTAGGTTCAGTAGAAGACTGATTCACCTCAAGGGATCTAATACTGTATATTAGTTCTCTAGGACTATAACCTACCCCTCTTGCTTTCTCTTTCTGCTGAGAACTGCGTAAATATTCTATACATCTAACAATTTCCTTCTTAATTGCAGGTACAGTATTGGTATCTATTACACTTCTTAATAAAGAATAATCGAACCCATATCCTGTATCCCTTACTTTTTCGGATAAAATCTTCTTTATTGCCTGTTCTACTTGATTGTATCCTGATACAGTAGTTACAGTACTGAAAATTTCTATTCCTCCGTATTCTCCAGTACCTAGACATCTTGGACAAGTAAGAAGCGTATAGCTTACTACAGGACTCCCTACTCTATGATCACAAGATACTTTTCCTAGATAATCCATTTATAAATTCCTTAAATCAAGTGTCTCTATTATATCTATGTAGATATCAAACTTTTTCAACAACATATCTATGTATGATGAAGTAGAATTAGCATAAGTTGATAGAGCTACTGCCCTAGATGTTCGAAATAACAACTCATCTATTTTGTCTTGTAAATCTTGAAAAGAGTCTACTCCGTCAAATACGTCAAATCCTTCAAAACTAGAATTTATTGCTATAGGAGTAAATGATATACTTTCAGATAAAAACTTAGCTATCTCTGGCGATAACTTAGATAAATAATCTAAGGCATTGTTGATGCTAACTTTACTGATATCTGTTACATCAGTTGTAAGATTTCCGATAAATTGATTTGCATCAGGAACCTCTTTTAATATAGTATCTAACGGAAATACTCTTAATACATCTGATACCGGCTGAAGTGCTAAAGAAGCCGCTGCCCTCAGACTAAATAACTGGTTAGCTAAGCTATCTCCTTTTCTAGTCTGTAATACTACATCTTGTTTTTTTAATAAAAAAAGAGCTCTCTGCGAGCGTAAAGTACTTACCAAAAACCGCCTTACAGGTAAAGATAATACAATAAATATCTGTACTACCCAGGGGGTTATCCAGGTAACTTCCCATTTAGTATTAAGCTCTGTCGATATTTCTTTTGCAACAGAATATCTGCTCATAGATTAAACATTTCAAAATAAAATTATGATTATACCGTTATCTGTATTGTATAAGTACAAGTTGTACCATTACCTGCTAAAATTGTTTTAGGAGATAAAGTTCTATCCATTAGATATAAATATGCATTACTTGACCCAACGCCGCCTAAACCAACTTCTTCTATTGTTATATCAGCTCCACTATTATTGGTAAATACTCTCATACAGTTAAAAAAAACAGATGACCCGCTTGTTGTAGTAGTTGCGTCAAATGTCATTGCTCCATAGGATAATTGACCTGCTCCGGTACCGTGAGCAATTCTTGCTCCTAATGCTGTGTCTGTTACAGCAACAGCTGTCGAACTTGTACCGACCATAATACCATAAGTATTATCATTGGCTGGAGAATTTACTCTCATATTGTTGGCATGAATAGCATTGGTTCGAGTTGTTCCTCCCATATCTACTATACTTTGAGAAGTTGAAGTAATTTGAACCATTAATAGTCTAGCCATCGCAATAACTAAACTATTAGCCTTGTGCGAAGATTCACCTATAATATTACCGTCTTTATCGAAATCTTTCCAATGTATAAATAAATCTAATTTCATTTTAACTCCAAGTGACTATTGTTGCCGGCATAGCGGGTGTAATATCTGTAGGTACTAAAGTATTAAAAGCTACTGTCATTAAAGCTAACATAACTCCTATAGTACCCGGTACCCACATGTTTGACCCGCTATTGTATATTAAGGCTTGCCCATGGGTAACTCCGGTAGTATTTACATCTGTTAGATCATCTAAAGCCATTACGCTTCCTGATCCCCCTGTTATCTCAATATTCCCAGAGCCAAGAACAGATTGAGAATTTATTGTCTTTATATTTATTCCGCTAACTAATAAATCCTGCTTATTGGCATACATTCCTTTTTCTACAGATGTAATATGTAAATGCAGAGGATCATCATTTAATCCTCTTAATTGAGTATGACGTAACGATAAAGGTGTATTGAGGTAAGTAGGATTACTTCCTCCTTCTATATAATTAAAAGTTATTGTAGCTGGAACACTAGCTGACGCATAAATTTTTAATCCTAAAGTATCAGTTGTTGATACTATAAACTGCGGCTGAATGGTCTCTATAGGTATTCGCTGATAACTAATATTATCAATTGGATCACTTACTGCAGAAAATAAAGTTGTCTCTGTACCGCTGCCTGAGGCTCTAGAATAAACCTCAAATCTTAGACGGCTATCTCCTGCAGTAGAGCTTACTTTTCCGTACACACTCATTGACCATCTACCTGGATCAATATCAGTTATACCAATAGCAGCTTCATGTAAATAAACTACTCCGGCAACCTCTCCTCCGCCAGTTACTACAATACTCTCTTCTGTAGCTACTGCTTCATTAGTGTAACTAGTTTTATGATATGCAGGTACTACAGAAGATGATGCATTTGTAAGATACACATTAGCTGCGTATCCAGCAGTAACTACTATCGGATCTACCCAAGCTACATCGTAGCTGGTATTACTTAGTTTAGTTAATCTCTGACCGGCATTTCCACTGGCAGGAATAAGTCCAATTATATCTGCCCAATTATAATCATAATTCTCATTACTCTGCTTCATTACTACCTGCCCGGTAGATCCAGAAGGAGGTATAGATCCAGAGGGGGATATCCACTCAGTATCATAGTTAGCATCACTAGCCTTAACTAAAAACTGTCCTGTAGATCCAGAAGGAGCTACACCGTGGCCTACCATCTTTTTCCATAATCCAATAAAATCTGATACAGAGGGAGAAGGTATTTCTACATTAGTACTTTTAATAGCTATGTAATCTTTAGACGTATTAAAAGTCATCGTAAACCCAGTTCCCGCAGTATCATCAGCGTAAGCAATATATACATAAGCAGAGTCACCAGCTACACCTTTATAGTTTTTCCATAGGCCAGTAAAGTCTGATACTACTGGAGTCGGTATAGCTATAGTAGTACTTTTGATAGCAATATAATCTTTTGAGGCATTAAAAGTTGTTGTAAATCCGGTACCAGAAGCGTCATCAGCATAAGCAATATATACATAAGCACTATCCCCGGTGCCTCCAGATCCACTTCCTGGAAGAAAGTATAACTCATTATCTGTAACTTTGAATAACAATGTAGACCCAGAAGCCAGAGAAGCTATAGCATTACCTGTAATATGATCAGATATACTTTGAGCTATTAAGTCCCAAGAATCTAGCATAGATTGTCTTTGGGAAGCAGTTACTACATCTCCTAAACTACCCGTACCTGTAGGGGAGGGTAGAGTTAGAATTGAGGTAAGTATATCCTCTGATAGTTCCGCAGGTATTATAAATAGTGCCAATCTAGTCTCCTATAAATACGTTATCAGAGCCTTGAGTTATTATACCTGTTATAGCCTTCTGTGGAGGTAGAGGCAACAGAAAACAGGTTCCTGCAGGAGATATAATATAAGATGCAAATTCTTGTAGAATTGCAGCATTAGTAGTTGCTATTGTTGCTAATTCCAAATGTTCTTCGTCAGTGTAAGTAGTAGCAAAAGGTATAGTTACTTCATCATGTTCTCTTGCAGCATGTTCTCCCCTTGTACCTTTCTCTGTATCTTGTGTCTCCAGACCATCGGCTATCATTTGAGACCAAGTAGTATCGTTATCCACACTTCCATTATTTATATTAATAGATGTTCCTTCCCAGGATACTCGCCCTTCTTTATCAATAGCTAATACAACTCCACTCTTAAATTTCATTCTTAGTGCTATCTGACGGTTATAATCAGTAGTAATTTCTTCATTTTTTGCAATTATATTTCCGGAACCGTCTACTAAAGTACCTACTGTAATAGTTGCAAGAGGATTATCAATGCCAGTAACCCCTAAAACTCCGTCGGCGTACTCTACTACCTGTATATTTAGCTCTGTAAAACTTTGTCCATCACTATCTGTCACTAATTTATTTTTTACTACCCCTATACTGCCATCAGAACTAGATCCGGAAGTTACTCTTTTAACAACTCCAAAATACATGTTTCCGGCTTCTGAGGAAACTTTCCAATTTACTGATTCTGATTTGAATGTACCTGTCTTATTTTCTAAAGTAATTAATCCTTGGGTCATCGTAGCTAGAATTATATCTCCGTTATCCCGCATGTATATATAAGATCCTCCCACCTCCCACATTCTTTCCCCGGGCTTGAGTTTAGGTAAAGAGTACATTTTCTTTACTCTATTTTCTTGTCCTAAGTTTATATACCTTACTATTCGGGCTCTCTCATGGTGATAAAAGGTAACTAAACAAAAGGTATCTTTCGCAGGTATCTCCCAAGTACCAGGAGAGGATTGAGTTAACAAAACATCAGGACGTATTCCTGGACGGTCATACCACTGGACTGTGCATGTACCTGCCTGAGAATCAACGCTCAATACTTTACCTATTCGAGTATATTTACTGAGGTCTCTCTGTACTGTACTCGACACAAGGTCTCTGGGGTATAATCTTCTAAATCTAATACTACTCATATGTACTATTTTTTATTACTTATATAGTTAATACTACTTGCAATAGGCTTCCATAAATTGTCTGACCTATATCCTTTTACTAAACCTTCGATAGTCTTTATTCCCCCAAGTATAATCCCTATTCCTGCTCCTACTTTATTTATAACCCATGATTCGGGAAACAATAAAAACAGAGCAGATAGCATCCACAGTATTACACCCCATATCTCCCACCTACCCCACCAAAACTTCTTGTTGGACTGCACCTTTTCTTCCACTGCTGTATATTCCCTATTTAATTATTACCTCGGCGGCAGTAACTACCGCCGAAGATTTTTTTAACTTTACTTAGAGAAATGATAATAAGTTTGTAATGTTACTAAAAGCTGTTTTAGAACCTGTTGAGCATTGTCTTTCTCTTCTCCAAGCTCATATTTTTCAGCTTCTGCTACAATTACTGCTATTTCAGTATCACTTAAGTTCTTTACCTCATCTCCAAGATTGCCTATACCTCCAAATAGGCCAAACAAAGAGAGTGCAAATGAAGGTAAATAGGCAGCATCCGTGCCTGTTATTGTACCGTCGGCAAGGGCCTTAATTTTTACTTCCCATCCCTTATAAAATAAATCTACAAGTTTTGAGAGAGAATCTACTCCTATTTCAACTACTGCCTCAACAGCAGAAATAGCTACAGATTTGATAGTGCTTTCGCTCATTTATGAATCCTCCGCTTGTTATTATGGTTAATAAAATATACTATTCTACAAATCTGTAGAAGTAGTAAACTCTTGAAAATCTCCACTTATGTTGTTTAGTGTAATATTTATATCTTTCAAAGCCTCTGAAGGATAATCTTCAAACCAATCTGTGTAGTACTCTACTCTTAGAGCTATAGAAAAAATTTGATCATTATCTGTTCTTCTTCTCATCTGTAACTCTCCTGCACTCATTGCTCCCAACCTTATTCCCTTTTCAATCCACTCATCTACAAGCTCAGAAGTAATAAATACACTTCTAGTATTCATAGTAAGGGCTCTATTTCTGTATACTTCAGCTTGTTTTAAGAGATTAAAAAATACTGCAATAATCTCTATTATATTTCTTGCACCATCAGAATCATTCTTAGCCTCTACAGTTATGGTCATGTTACCTTGAAACATTCCGCCTACTCTAACAAACGATGGAAGTAACACATCTGCTACTACACTGCCGGTTGATACAGAGCCGCTAGCTCCCACTTTAATACGGTTGATAGTATTATCTATACTTAAGTAATAACTGGATCCAGTAGGGATTTGGTATAATAACCAATAATTAGCTCCAGCAGTGTTACTTAATGCAACCGCCGGATATAAATCAGTGTAGTCCTTCCTAAGATCCATATGGTCAATATCATATGACCCTGAAGCTAGCAGTACTGGAGCAGATAAATAATTTTGATATAACTGAACTTCTAAAGGATCATCTCCATAATCGATTCCAGCAAATGCTATTTCTGTAAACAATCCTCGTACCGTTTGTCCATAAGCAGTACTAGGTATCTCGCTAGCAACTGGTGCAGTATTATTGACTAATAACATCTGTAAAGATCTACTTCCTACCGGAACTGTTTCACTATCATAGACTTTTACTAGATCATTTATTGCGGTATTTATATATCTTCCACCACTAGATCCTATAGTAACGGTAGGGTATTTTTCATTATCTTCATGAAATTTTTCGTAAACTCCTAACTTACTACCTGAAGCTACTTGAATAACTTCTAGATCTTTATTTATCCAGCCGTTATTAGCATTATACACAAATAATCTGCGGATGATTTTTACTGCTTCAGTTACCGCCTGTTTTTCTAAACGTAAATACATTATTTATCTTACCTAATATAGGAAATTTTATACCTGCTATCACTATCTTCTAACAGGGATAATTTGAATCTCTGAGTAATTAAGCTACCTTGAATAGCACTATCTTGCTTATCAATAACTTCGTACCTTTCTTCTTCTCCAGATATAGACTCCTCGGGGGGTACTATAATTACGTCCCCATCATTTATATAGGGTTCCCATATCATCCAGGACTGGTTGTCTTCTAATCTAACTCTACCTTCTGAATTTATAATTAAGTCCCTTTTAGTTAAAGGCATACGTATTAGTACTTGGTGTAAACTCCTAAAAGGAGAAGGGGTGTAATTCAAATATTGATGCCACCCGTAGACGGATTCATAAGCAGTTCCTCCTCGTTGAGAGTCATCATCGCCGGAGCCTTCTTCAGCTGTAGTATAATAATATTGTATAGTATGCAATGTCGCATTAAATCCAGAATTAAATACTAATTCTACTCTACTGGGAATTAGGTCTGCTCTTTTTACTACCGCAAATTCTGTATCAGATTGTATATCTTCTACTTCTAGTATTCTGTCGGCCGGAGCATTATCAATATACACCCATATAGCTCCTTGACCGTTATTTACTGTAGTTCTTGTATCAGGATGATTAGACCCAGATGCCCAAATTACAGCTCTATACGCCGGAGATACTTCTGAATAATCACTAATAGTAATTCTATTATCACTTTCTCCTACATTTGATCCAGATGTATTCTGAAATAGCACAAAACACTTCACCGGAGATACTCTAGATAAAATCTCAATTGACTCTTTGGTATAGTCAATAGCTTCAGCATCTATACCAAATCCATAATCGTAATCATTAAATCCTACATTCATTTTGATTCTCTGGTTTTGTAATAGTTATCAATTCTACTACGCAAAAAAGTTATATCTACTGGTTTCTGATAGTAATCTTCCTTTGCTATATCAATAACGCCTAGAGCTGGAGTTAAAGCATAAGCGCTTACAATCCATATACCTATATTAGAATCTAGTGCTTTAATGTGGTCGATAAATTTGATTGGAGTCTCCCCTCCTAAATTAAAGTCCAAAATTACGAGCTCTGGCTTATACTTTTCGAAGCTTTCAAAAGCTTCATTAACTGATTTAGCAAATACTCCTATATCTTTATAAGCTATCTCATATATACTCAACAGCATCGGATTATCTTCCACGAAAAGTACTTTATTCATATTATTTACCCCCCTTTAGAAGACTTATAGCAATGTTAACAAGTATAGTCGCTATAAAGGCAGCAATCGACCCGTAAATTGTAAACTTAATTCCTAGAGTCTTTACTTCTAGTGAAAGGTTTTGAATCTCTTTCTTTAGTACTTCGTTATCGTTACTTAATCTAAGTATTTCATTCAGTACATATTTAGACCATTCTTTCCAACTACCATCACTGAACTCAGTATTTTCTAGCTGTCGGGTCATTATTTCCCCTCCATAATTTCTTTTACATTAATAAAGCTAAGAGTTGTTCCTGGAATCTTGCTTATAAACGCTTCTATATTAATAGTAGTATGAGCAAGAGTGCACTTCATTGGAACAGTAGGAACACTAAGATCTGATTGAAGGTAATTTTTAAGTACTTCTGCATCTGAAGCCGGTAATACATCTTGTAGCCGTTTTCCTGTTACCTCTGCTTTTTCAATGCTAAGGATTCTCTCAAATTCTTTATTAATATCAATAACAATCTCTTCGCCGGTAGCAATATCAATCAATATCATAGCTGATCCGGTTTCTTCAAAAAGCTTTCTATATATTATTTCTTTTTCATATAGTATTTTTTCAGCCTCAGCATTACGTATATAAGCTTGTAGAGAGAAGGCTACTGAAGATAAGAGGTTAGATGTCAATTGTCCCCATTTTTCTGAGTCTTCAAGATTATCAATACCTATAAATCCCCATAACTTACCTTTTACTCGTATAGGAGAAATAATAATCGATTTTACTCCTAGTCCCATCAAGTAGAATTTTGCTTCAGAATCAGGTAAATCTTCTACAATTTCATTATATAACATACCTTTATCTAGTACGTCGTGTAAGTCTGAAAACGTCTGGTAGTCAATAATATCCTGCCCAGGAGTAAATAGAGACTGTGCATTTTTATTCATCCAGCTGGCTATAATTTTAGCTTTAACATTATCAATATTTTTATATATGAAAATTCTTGAATCGTTAGTTATATCGCCTAGTAATTTTGCTACATCAGCATAAATATTTTTATTATTGTTTAATAATAAAAGAGTTTGAATTTGTACTAGTCCGTGCAAATATATATTACGTAATCGAAGAGCTTCATCTTTCTCTGTTAATCTCTCTGTAAGCTCTTGAAGCTTACTTAGATTGTACGATCTATTAGAGTCTTCTGATAACAAATGTTGATCCATAAATTTTTACCTAAATCCTGTTCGTGTACCGCGTAGTCCTCTAGTAAGAGATCTTGGATAGCTGACCATGCCTGAAAATGCTCCTTTAGGCCGAACTCGAGAAAATCCAAGAGTAGTTTTCAAAATAGTAAGAGTAGTAGTTATATATTGCAGTATATTCTGACCAATTATACTTTGATATTTTGGCTGCTTATCTCTTATTACCGATATACCATTATCACTAAATTGAAAATGCTTGCCGGCTTCAAACCATTGTAACCTAATACCTACAAAAAACATCGCACACATCAATACCGGTGTAGTTAGTACAGATTGTAGCGTTTCTGATGCTGGAGCAGAAGGATCTCCTCCGGCGTCTGTAGACTGTTGAGAAGCATTATATATGTCCTTACAGCTGTAAGTAGTTATAATGGGAGGATAGGAGTTAAAGTAATTTAATCCTAATCTTGTATCTTCCCACAATTCTTCATCCCCTAATTTAGCAGCTAACTGGTAAGAAGACCCAGAAGCTGGTGTTACTCTCATAGATAACTCACTTCTCAAAAGATTAACAAACCATTGCTGTTCTGTTGAAAGAGTCATTATATACCTTAAATAATTAAATAAAAACGGAATCTCTTATCTATATAGTAAATATAGGTTATACTTAGGCTATTTCGAGTAAAAAAAAAAAGGTAGCCAAATTTTGACTACCTTTATAGGTCAGCGCTAAACATGTAGAAACAGCATTATACCAAATTACCGGAGAAAACTCCTTTTGCAATACCGTTAGCATTTACTGCAGTCATACCAATTTCTTCATAACCTACATACCCGATAGTAGCCTGTTTAGGTTCATCATCTGGCATAAGGATGAGCTCAGTTCTGACTGGCATTACGCCAAAGAACCTTGGCTCTGAATATACGTAAACTGCACCTGCAGGAACTCTCCTGGAAACAATTATATCGATACCCCAGATAGACCCGTAAAGGCCTGTTTCTAGAATTTCGCGCATTGATACCGGATCGAACTCTGCAGTACCCCAGGAACGTAAGAACTTAAATGCACTAAATCTCATTAAGTATGCAAAAGCTGGAAGATCATGATCTAAAATCGTAGATGAAAGATCATTCAAAAATGTTTTATTCATGCCAGTGGTACTAGTAGTAATAGGATTATTTGTAGTATTAGCAGCTGTAGTAGTATCACTGAGAACTAAGAACTGGTCATCTTCCTGGACCTGAGTCTGAATTCTGATTTTTTCCTGAGTACGGTCAAGAATATTGAACCTGCGCTGTTGAATCTGGTTTAATCTAATAGCAGCTGGAGAGAAGATTTCCCAGGTTTTAGGCTCAACATATTCAGCCTCAACAATCCACTCATCAACTTTACCTCTTTTAGATATAACATAAGCAGGAACATCAATATCTTTATCATATCTTGCAATCTGGCCTTGAGCAAGAACGTCAATTTCAAAAAACTTCCTGGCAACCCCTACATAATCTAGCTGTGTACGAATAGGTACTGCCATCTGTGCTCCTAAGGCCTGACGACCGGCCTCAGTCATTAGCGTAGACCATAATTCGTCTCTATCAGCCGCCTGGCTGTAGGTACGGTATGGATCTACCATTTGCATGGATTGCTGCTGATTACTAGCTTCAACTGCAAATCCATTGCCTGGATTTATACGTGTCATAAGAACCTCCTAATTAAATGAATTTTTGGATACGGTCGATCTCCGTAAATATACTCTGATGAGTTAAAAATACAGCCTAAACTGTAAAATCATTTATTTAAGTAAAAATCATAGCCTCCTATTCTTAGGATAGGAGGCTAGATACTACCAACAATAAAAGAACTTTTTAGAACCGGGTAATTATACCTAACGAATAATTGTTATCAGCTGTAGGAATCTGGAACATTTTGCCTTTTACAGATCCGGTAGCAACAGCAGTCCACTTACCATCAGTTCCTATGTACAAGTTAGCAGCCACTGTAGCTGATTCAACATTTGATGCATAAGCTCTAGTAGCTGAACCTGA